GGATCATCAGCGCACCCAGAGCACTTTCCTTCGATACATAGTCACCTACGACGGCCTTCTTCTCCGTCTTGTAATCGTCGATTGTTGCGATATACCTTGTCATCATTTGTCTCTCTCCCTTTTTCTTCTTTGTTCCAATCATCCGGATAAACCGGCGGATAGAATCCACTAAACTGCAGAGGCACATGCTTGGACGGCCTCGCCCAGAACCATCTATGCCTGCCAGTCACGTGCACACTCCTCTCCCTGACACCAGGAAAACTGTCCTGCGTCCTGTCGCTGGTACGGTGGCAGGCGGCACACCTTCGCGCCCTTCCTCGGGATCCTGGCCACATCGCACCACATCAGGCGAGATTGGAGCCAGTCCCATGCTTCCTTCCGACTGTGACGGACTGCGCTGACCGTGTACCATGTGCCGTCCGAGCGGACTTCGATGGAGGCCAGATAAGTCATGCCATCATCCCCCATGCGAACAGGACGAACATCACACCGAAGGCGATCAGGCCGCCGATCAGAGCACCGTGTCGGATGTACCAGGGATCAGTCGGTTCGATTGTGTAATTCATTGATGTGTGCCTCCACTTCTGCATTAAATTTGTCTCCCACAATCTCCAGCAGAGCCTGCAGGATGCGGTCAGCGGCGATCGATGATTTCATACTGCTCACCGTCCTCGGTGTAGGTCCGTTCATAGATCTCGATGTACTCGCTGGACTCAATGTCCGAGCAGTAGAAATCAGCATCAGCATAGGTGTCAAACCATTCCACAATGCGACGGCCTCTGGCATTCTTGACCAGAACCAAGTAATTCGGCATTGTCTCTCCTCCCTTCTCTGCAAAAGTATCTTTTTAAGATACCTCCTGGTCAAAAAAAATAGCTCTGGTCTGGTTTGCGTCCAATCCGTAGCGGCTCACAATGAACTGGATCTCCTGCAGCCGAAAATCAATCTTGCTGTTGATACGGTTTGAGATTGCAGACTGAGGAAGGCCCATATCCTCTGCGAGCTTTTCCTGGGTGTCGTGATGCTCTGTCATGAGCATCAAAAACTTCGTCTTATTCATTCGATGCCCCCCTTTCTTTTTCTGTCTGAAGTTTCTCAGCGAGATACATTATACGCGGTCAAAGTATCTTGTCAAGATATTTTTTACACTTTCACAAAATATTGTATCTTGTCAAGAAATGAAACTTTCTGTACAATATAAATAGGAGGCGAACCAAAATGACAATTGGTGAGAAGATCAAGCAGGCAAGGCTTGCTAAAGGTTACACCCAGGAAGAACTGGGCAACCTTGTGGGCGTGAAAAAAGCGGCCATCAACAAGTATGAATCCGGCATCGTGCAGAATCTCAAGCGTAGCATGATCGCCAAACTGGCAGACGCACTCGACATTGATCCGGTATTCCTGATCGGCATTGAGGACGAATTGCCCAAAGGCATCATCCCTATCTCCCAACTCCGTCGGCACCGGATCCCAGTGCTCGGATCCATGGCGGCAGGTGAACCGATCTATGACGAAGAGTTTCCGGATGTCGTGGTTGATGGTCCGCTCGATGCTGATTTTGCCCTCCGTGTGCATGGCGACTCCATGCAGCCAGGATACCTCGACGGTGACCTGGTCTTCCTCAGGTCGGTGCCAGATGTGCCGCACAATGGATCCATCTGTGCAGTATCTGTGGATAACGAGGCAGCCCTCAAGCACGTTTTCCGGTATGCCGATCATGTCCTGCTGACCAGTGACAATCAGCAGTACGAACCGATGGCCTATAGTTTTGCGGAGCATGACATCCGGATCCTCGGTGTGCCGGTGGGATTCCTGAGGATGTACAAACACTAAAAAATGCCCAACGAACACGGAAAAATGCTCGTTTGAGCACCAAAATGCTCATTCGACACACAAAAAAATCCCCGGCCAGTGTTGCAGCACCGGTCGGGGACATAGAAAGGTAGATACAGATGGATTATAGCATAAGAGTAGCCTGTTATGAAAGAGTCTCGACGGAAGAACAATCAAAGCACGGCTTGTCCATCGACGCTCAGATAGCCGCCCTGGGACGCTGGGTGACGGATCAGCATCACATCCTGGTCGGCCACTACACCGATGCAGGTGTGTCCGGTGGCAAACCGATCGACAAACGGCCGGCCATGTGGCGACTGCTGCAGGACATCCAGTCCGGATTGGTTGACCTGGTCATCTTCACAAAGCTTGACAGGTGGTTCCGCAGTCTCAAAAATTATTACAAGGCCCAAGAAATCCTTGACAGTTCCCACTGTGCATGGCAAGCGATCGATGAGGACTATGAGACGTTGACGGCTTCCGGCAGATTTAAAGTCAACATCATGCTGTCGGTCGCTCAACAGGAACGGGAGCGGACCAGCGAGCGCATTAAGACGATTTTTGACCACAAGCGTGCAAAGGGAGAATTTTGTACCGGACAGAGCGCAGCCCCATACGGCTACATTGTACAGGACAAGCACCTGGCCATCGATCCGGCCACGGCACCGCTGGTCCGGGAGGCATTCCACAACGTCCTGTCCGGCATGGCGATGGGATCCGCTTACACCGCCGTAAAACTGGCCCATCCTGAGTTTGTCAGTCGTGCCACCTTCTTGCGGATGGTCTACAAACCATTTTATGCAGGCGTAATGAACGGGATCCCCGACAGCTGTCCAGCATACATCACAATGGAGCAGCACAAGAGCCTCATGGCACTGCACAGCACCCGGTCGCCTCGCCGGATCGAGCGGATCTACCTTTTCAGCGGCCTGATCCACTGCCCTGTGTGCGGTGGCAAGCTGACCATGCAGAGCTGCCGGGATACCTGGCTATACTACTACTGCCGTCGTGCCAAAAAGGACTATACATGCAAATGGATGGGACACCTCAGAGAAGACCGCATAGAACGCGCTCTGACGGCCGCTTTGTTTACACCCGGAGAAATAGTCGTTGACTCCGTGAAGGCCGCTCAGACCGCAGAGAAACACGCCCAGACGGCATCTGAGATCGAACGGAAAATGAAACGACTGGCAGAGACTTACACCGACGGCCTGATCGATCGCGACACCTACAAGAGCAAACTGGCCACCCTGACGGAGCAGCTTGAGACAGCCAGAGAGGCACCCAGCCGCCCCTCTGAGCCAGTCTCCGATCGCGTCCGGGAATTTCTCCAGGGAGATGTGCAGACCGTATACGACCGCCTAGAGAAGCGCGAGAAGCGTGCCTTCTGGCTCAAGGTGCTGCATAGCTTCTCGCTCGATAAGGACTACAACATCATCGAGTTGCGCTAATTCGCAACATCTGTAGACGTTGCGTGTTAGACAAATAAATATTTTATATAAAATCCTCATCTCTCTATTGACATTATATAAACTCGTGATATAATCCTAGATGTACCGAGGCAGTACACAAAAAGAGAGACGGAGGACACAAACATGAAGCGCATCATCAAAGGTAAGGTTTACGACACCGCAACTGCAAAAGAGCTGGGCTGGTGGGAGAACATTCAGGACGTTCGCAATTTTTCCCATTTTTCCGAAACACTGTACCGCAAACGCACTGGTGAATTTTTCTTGTATGGCAAGGGCGGCCCATCCACGAAATACTCCCAGCGAGTCGACCAGAACTGCTGGAGCGGTGGAGAGGACATCATCCCGATCTCAGTCGAAAATGCACAGGCGTGGGTAGAGGATCACCTGGACGCAGAGGATTATGAGAAGATTTTCGGCACCGTCGACGAGGATGCAGAGGACATCCTGCTCACATTCAAAGCACCTGCCGCACTGGACAAGAAACTGCAGGACAAAGCCACCGCACTGGGAATCAGCAAATCCGAACTGCTCAGACAGCTGATTGAAAAGATGAAATAAAAAAAGAGGCCGCCGAAATGGCGACCTTTTTTCATTTGGTTTTGTTGTACTCTGCCGTACTGATCCCCAGCAGCGCACCGAGCAGCACGCAGATCACGCTGCAGCTCTTCGCCACCTCATCGGCCAGCGGCCATTCCCAGACAGCTGCCAGTCCAACATAAGCGGTGGACAGTGCCGGCAAGACGATCATCACAACCCATTTGAGTACGTCGTAAAGCTTGTCATTGATTTTCATAGGGCATCATTCCCTCCTATTTGATTCGTTGTTCCAGCTGTGCAACCTTCTCTTCCACAACCGGCATCCGTCTTGCAAAATTGTTATGCTCGCGGACTTCCCTGGTTAACTCTTCGATCTTGGTGTCCACCACAGCAATGTGTTTTTCCAGCTTGGCATCCAGCTTGGCATCATCCATCGCTGATTGGTGCTCGATCTGATCCATCAGCTTCTGGTTCCCGGTGTGACTGATGACCAGCTGTGCAATGATGGCACAGGCCCCGGTGATCAGGGCGACGATAACGGCATCAGACATTGGACTCACCTCCCAATGCCTTTTTGAGTGCTGCCAGCAGTGCCTCTGCATGGCCACGTTCCAGGGAGATCGATACGGATCCCACTGCCGCACCATCAAACGCCAGGAACGCCTCCATGACATATCCCTCATACCCGTCAAAGGTCGTCTTGGCCCACATGCCGTCGCGCTCTGTGATCAGCAGCTGCGTGCCGTTCGGGATCTGAGTCAGCCATGGTCTGTTTGTGGATTTGGTCGGCCGGAGTTTGACCGGATAGCCATTCTCAGTGATAACCGTTGCGTACTCCATTTCTATTGTCACCTCTTCGGCTCCACTGAGAGCCTTGTTAATTTTGTCTCCGTAATCAAAAAGCCTGGACAGTCCGATCCTGTTCCAGCCACCATTGCGGACGGTTCGATCGGTGAATCCACTCTCAGCGACACAACCACGGCTGCTGCTTGAATGGATCGCCCCTTTGCCGGTGTGCGTCACGATGCCGATGTGGCTGGCATCCCCCTTGCCGTCCTTGTAGCCTCTGGCCACCTCGCCGCCGTCATCCGACCAGATAAACAGCATGGCAC